AGAACTTTAAACGCAATGGGTGGTATTATCCAAGGAGTAAAAAATCGTGGCCGACGATAAGAAAAAATTTCCAATGACACGACGAACCTTTATGGGTGGAATGGGTGCTGGTATTGCTAGTTTAATGATTCCATTTGGCAAGACTTCTAAAGTTGCAACAACTGCAACAAAGGTTATGCCCGAGATGGCAGCTAGAGGTATGCCGGATTGGTTTCCACTATTAGTTAATCGAATAATGACAGAAGGCAAACAAGTAAAAACTGCAACTGGAGGACGTGATCCTCTTAACGTTTATGAGTTTGATAACGGCAAAGATGTCTATCGTTTATACGAAGATGCAGTAAATGGCCGCATTGAAATAAGCGCACGTGGTGATGACTTCCAACAAGTTAGTTTTGAATATGTTCCTGCAACTGAAATGCGACGACCAGGTGGTAAAGCTTCTGTACAAGAAGGTGAGTTTTATGCTGGTGAGTTTCAAAAAGGTGAGTTTGACGATTATGAAAATTACAGTTTAGATGGTGTTGAAGAATTAAAAATGCCAATTAGCACTATAGAAAACTTTGCTACTGGTGGTAAGTTAACTAAAGAACAAGCAGAAAAAGAAGTGGCTGAGTTTTTAAAAAGCACTAGACAAACAGACTATGACTTTGCTAACGGTGGACGAGTTGGTTATCAAGACGGTAATCTAGTGCAACCTATGACTCAAAAAGAGTATGAAAGACGCCTACGTATGCAAGCAGAATATCGCCGTATTAATGAGTTAGTTAATCTTATTGAAAGCAGAAGAGATCAAGGCTACTCAATACCGATCCGTAAAGAAGGTTTGTCAAGCCAGGGTTATTATAATAGTATGGACGATGTATTTTTTGGCGGAGTTAACTATAACGACGGCAATAAGAATTTGAACATAGGAACAGTAATACCACCGGAAGGGCAACCAACTTACAATGCTGAGATTTCATTTGCCTTCGCGAACGGCGGTCCAGTGATCAGGCCACAAGGCACACTGCCCCCGGAACGCGGACCGATGCACAATGGTATACAAAATTTATTTAAACAAAGGACAATATAATGGCGATTGATAGAGAAGATGCACGAACCACGGTAACTATACCTGGTCCAAAAGATCTACAAAAAGATATGGCGATGCAAGAGAACTACAAGCAGCCAATAGAAATCATTGAAGATTCTGACGGTGGAGCAACTATTGATTTTGATCCACAAGTCATGGCAGCAGAAGGTGGCGAACAACACGAAGCTAACCTGGCTGACTTTTTAGACGAAGACGCACTTAATTTAATTGGTATAGAAATGCGTGATTTGTACGACGAGTACAAAGCGAGCAGATCAGAATGGGAAGACACTTACACCAAAGGTTTAGAACTACTTGGTTTTAAATATGAGTCTAGAGTAGAACCATTCCAAGGTGCTTCAGGTGCAACGCATCCAGTATTAGCAGAAGCAGTAACACAGTTCCAAGCACTAGCTTATAAAGAATTACTACCAGCAGGTGGGCCGGTCAGAACACAGATAGTCGGTAAACAAACTCCACAAAGAGAAGACCAAGCAACTCGAGTTAAAGAATTTATGAACTATCAGATTATGGTTAACATGAAAGAGTATGAGCCAGAGTTTGATCAAATGTTATTTAATTTACCACTAGCAGGTTCGACATTTAAGAAAGTTTATTACGATTCAATTTTACAACGTTGCGTATCTAAGTTTGTACCAGCAGAAGATTTGTTTGTACCGTATTCTGCAACTAGCTTAGAAGACGCTGACTGCATTATCCATCAGATTAAAATGACAGGTAATGACTTAGTCAAGCTACAGTTGTCAGGGTTCTATTCTGACGTTGAGCTAGAAGAAAGTTCGTATGATCCAAGTGATGTTAAAAAAGAAAAAGATGAACTACAAGGCGTGTCATCAAACGCTGACGAAGTTTACACATTACTAGAGTGTCATGCTGATTTAGAGATACCAGGGTTTGAAGACTTGAACCCAGAAACACAAGAAGCAACTGGTCTTAAAGTTCCTTACATCATAACTGTTGATGAAGGTTCTGGTAAAGTGCTTTCTGTGCGACGTAACTATTCTGCACAAGATCCAACTCGTAAACGTAAAGATTATTTTGTGCATTTCAAATTTCTACCAGGATTAGGCTTTTATGGATTCGGTTTAATTCACATGATCGGCGGGCTTTCTAGGACTGCCACAGCCGCACTAAGACAACTCTTAGATGCCGGCACCTTGTCAAATTTACCTTCCGGATTCAAACAAAGAGGCATCCGTGTCAGAGACGAAGCTCAACCGTTGCAGCCGGGTGAATTCCGAGATGTTGATGCTCCTGGTGGAAACCTTAGAGACGCATTCATGCCATTACCATTTAAAGAGCCATCACAAACGTTGTTAAGTTTGATGGGTGTAGTAGTTCAGGGCGCTCAGCGTTTTGCAAGTATTGCAGACATGCAAGTTGGTGACGGTAATCAAAGTGCAGCAGTTGGTACAACAGTTGCATTACTAGAGCGTGGCTCTAGAGTGATGAGTGCAATTCACAAACGTTTATACCAAGCAATGAAATGTGAGTTCATGTTATTGGCTGATTGTTTTGTAACTTACCTACCACCTGAATATCCGTTTGAAGTTGTTGGCGGTGAGAAAAAGATTTTTGCAAAAGACTTTGATCAACAAGTTGACATTATACCAATTGCAGATCCAAACATATTTTCACAAACACAACGTATTAGTATTGCACAAACACAATTACAAATGGCAATGTCTAATCCTAAAATGCACAACATGTATCAAGCTTATCGTGATATGTATGAAGCGTTGGAAGTTAAGAATATTGATTCTTTATTACCTCCACCGAAAAAACCAAAACCAAGTGACCCTGCAACGGAAAACATAATGGCGTTATCTGGTAAAAAGTTTCAAGCGTTTCCAAACCAAGATCACCAAGCACACATTGCATCACATTTAAGCTTTATGGGCACTATGTCAGTAAGAACTAACCCTGCAGCTATGATGTCTTTACAAAAAAACTGTTTAGAACACATTGGATTAATGGCACAAGAGCAAGTTCAACTAGAATTTAAAGAAGAAATGCAAAAAATGAAGCAAATGGGACAGCAAATGCAACAAATGGGAGCTCAAGCACAACAAATGGGCCAAGATCCACGTCAAAATCCTCAATTTATGCAGATGCAACAAGAAATGAAGCAAACAACAGAGATGTTAGAGTCTAGAAAAGCGGTTTTAGTCGCTGAAAGCATGGCTGAGTACGCTGAGCAAGAGAAAAAAGTGCTAAATCAGCTAGATTCGGACCCATTATTGCGTTTAAAAGCCGAAGAAAACCAAATTAAGGCGGCAGAACAGCAAAGAAAAGAAGAAAATGACGAAACTAGAGCAAATCTTGACATGATGAAGATGATGCAAGCTAGAGAAATCGATCAAACTAAGATTGAAGAGAATGACAAGCATCAGAAGCTTAGAGCGGCCGTTTCTATGGCTAAATCGGGCATTTCAAGCCTAGATAAACAACGATCTGTTACCAAAAAGGTCAATTAAAATGGGTGTAAATAATTTATTTAAGGCTAAAAAACAATTAAATGAAGTAGCTCCACCAGGAGAAAGACTTGCTTATATCAATGAAGATGAAGCTAATCTTTTAAAATCTATGGGTGGATTAGGAACTCGAGAAAATAATCCAGCTCGTATACCTTCTTTTATTGGTGCTTCTCATAGTAATCATCATGGTGGTGGATTAAGTCCTAGCTCTAGTCCTGGAGCTGCAGATGCAGGTGGTACTGGTCCCGGTGATGGCAATGGGTTTGCTAGTCAACCGTACAGTGGCGATCCTAATGATTATGGAAACAGTTATGGCCCTAGTGGAAATCCAACCGGAACTCCTGATGGAGGAGAAGAAGACAAACCAAAAAGTATCTTGGATAGTATTTTTGGTTTTTTTTCAGATCTTGCACCAACACCAGAAGAACAATTTTCACAGGATTGGGACAAATTGCATGGTTGGCAAAAGAGAAAAGCTTTATCTCAATTAGGCATAACTGAAGATGAATTAACTGGAGATGTTATGAGCGCGTTTAATGATTATAACAATATGTCTCTTTCTGAAATACAAGACGCTATTTCAGGTCTTAGTTTGAACAGTTTTAACCCTTTTCAATCTGGAACACTAGGAATGGCTTATTCAATGTTTGATGCGATGAATCCGTTTACTAATACACAATATAATTTACAAGATATGAATAATTGGAGCATGGAGCCAAGTGATATTATGGGTCCTGTTTTAGGAACGTATACCGGCAATGTAGCAAGTTTGAACAGCGCACAACTTGCTGATTTAGCAAACCAGCAAATGGGTGGTTTAACCAATACACAACTAGGTCAAGCATTAGCAGGTATGGTTAATGACGTGGAGACTCAAAACGCTACTAGAGGACCAGATTATCCTACTGTAAACAATATGAACGATCAAAACGTAGAACTTACAGACTCAGCAAAACAAATTGCTGATTTAATTTCTCGTGGTTTTTCAGAGGCAATGGCTGAAAGAATAGTGTCATCAGGAAAATACTTTGCAAGTTACGATGAATAATGATAACTTTTCGCTAATTTAACATCAGGGAGGAAACTATGTTAGACGATCTAAAATGGAAAGCCGAAGAATGGTGGAACGGAACCACTAAGAAAACAAAAATTATAATTGCCGTTGGCATTATAATTGTCATCGCGGTAATCATCAACAACTAATGAACCCACTGCTACTTATCAAACCACTTTTAGGTCTTGGAGGAGGATTATTAAATAATCCCGTTGCAAAACTTATAACCGAAAAGACTGTCGGCGCAATTTCTCACAAACTAGAAAAAGATAAGATCATCAAAGCAAAGGAGATAGAGGCGGCCGCAAAGGTGGACGTAGCAAAGATAGGGGTTCAGATGGAACAGGTGAGGCAAACCGCTAATTCATGGAAAGACGAATATTTGGTCGTTTTCTGGAGCCTCATTATTTTGGCACATTTCACACCTTGGACTCAGCCTTGGATGGCTGCAGGGTGGGAGATTTTAAAAGATGTCAACGATTATTTCTGGGTCATTATACTTACTATAGTGGGTGGAAGTTTTGGGGTTACTACACTTAGTAAATTCAAAGGCAAATAAAAACTTAGGGGGATACATGGGTGAAGATAAGACGTGTGCTTGCCACACGGAAGAAAAGGTACTATCGGGGGAATGTTGTAAACAAAAACCAAATGCTCTTGACGAGTTTTGGGATAAACTAGGAGATAAGAAAAAGAAATATGTCAGAAGCTACAGATCCGGTAACCGTAATATACAAACTACAGAGACTACTTGATGAAGGCATAGACAACAACGGCCAAGTATTAATGGGTGGCGGTGTTGACACTATGGAGAAATATCAGTATATTTGCGGAAAGATCCACACGTTGGATCAAATTAAACAGGAACTCTCTAACCTGCTAAACCCTAAGGAGCCAGAAAACGATGATGACAAAGTCACACGCATTAGAAGATAAATATGAAGAACAAGCAGCTATTGAACAAGCTGCGGTACAAGAAGCAAAAAACGAGCCAGAAAAAACTAACTTAGACAAGTTACCGAACCCTACTGGGTGGCGCCTACTTGTTATGCCTTTTCAAGTTAAAGAAACAACTGATGGCGGAATTATTATAGCACAGGAAACATTAGATCGCGCACGTGTAGCAACGCAAGTTGGATACGTATTGAAGATGGGTGATCTTTGTTACAAGGATGACGACAAGTATCCTACAGGTCCGTGGTGCAAAGAAAAAGATTGGGTGGTCTTTGCAAGATATGCAGGATCACGAATGCAGATTGAAGGTGGTGAAATAAGAATGTTAAACGATGATGAGATCCTAGGGACTATAGATGATCCCGAAGAATTAATTCACGCAATGTAATCATAGGAGGATTAACTATGCAAGAAGAAAAAAATATAGACGTTGGCGAAGCCGACGAACAAGAAACAGAGATTGATTTAGAAGCAGCGCCTGTAGAAGAAACGCCAGCAGAAGAATTAGTTGTAGAAGAAACGAAAGAAACAAAACCTGTTGAAGAAGCACCAAAAGATGAACTTGGTGAATATTCTGAAGGTGTGCAAAAAAGAATAGCTAAGCTAACACGTAAAATGCGTGAAGCTGAAAGACAAAAAGAAGAAGCTATTACTTACGCTCAAACTTTAAAAGCTGACCAAGAAAAGTTACAAAGTCGTTATAGAAATGTTGAAACAACATATGCAGACGAATTTAAAAAACGTGTTACTGGTTCGTTAGAAGCAACCAAAGCTAAATTACAATCTGCTATTAACAATGGTGATGTAGAAGGTCAAGTTGCGGCGCAAACAGAACTTGCGCAACTAACAATGGACGCTACTAGACTTGCTAGAATTGAAGAAATGAACAAAGCAGCACCAGTCAATGAGTCTCCTGTAGCACAGCCAAGACAAGAAGTGCCTATGCAACAACCAAAAACTGACCCTAAAGCAGATGCTTGGGCAGCTAAAAACCCTTGGTTTGGTACTGATAATGCTATGACTTACACAGCGTTTGATATACATAAAACGTTGGTAAACGAAGAAGGTTTCGACTCAAACTCAGAAGAATATTACGCTGAGGTTGATAAACGAATAAGACTTGAATTTCCGCACAAATTTGGTAATAATGAGTCATCTACATCTGAACCAGTTCAGAATGTTGCAAGTGCCCGTCGTCCGGCCAAACAAGGACGCAGAAAAACTGTGAAACTCACACCTTCACAGGTAGCAATTTCTAAAAGATTAGGTGTGCCACTCGAAGAGTATGCGAAACAATTAGCCGCGAAGGAGGTATAAGCATATGGAAAAAGATAAAACAAAGACCCCACGCGTGAGTCAAACTAGAGCTAAACAAGAAAAGCCGAAAGTTTGGTCTCCCCCATCTGCCTTAGATGCACCCCCTGCACCAGACGGATATCGTCACAGGTGGTTAAGGACTGAACTAATGGGAACCGAAGATACTAAAAATATGTCCGGTAAACTTAGATCAGGTTGGGAACTTGTCCGAGGTGACGAGTATCCTGATGACCTTTACCCAACAGTCGATTCTGGTAAATATCAGGGAGTAATCGGAGTAGGAGGCCTTGTGTTGGCAAGGATATCTGAAGAACTCGCACAGTCTCGCGAAGAGTATTTTAGAAGAATGACTCAGGACAGAGACGAAGCATTAGACAACGACGTTCTAAAGGACCAGCACCCAGGAGTGCCAATCAATCAAGATAGGCAGTCTCGTGTAACCTTTGGTGGCTCAAAGAAATAATCTTTGATCTGCTGATTTAACAACTAACCTTTAAGGAGGATAAAACTATGGCAAATTTAGATGCCCCTATGGGTTTTAATCCTGTTGGAAAAATCGGTAGTGGACCATCTCAAAAAGCTGGCGAATATAAAGTCACAAATGACGCTATATTCCAAGGTGACGCAGTACAAATCGCTGGTAACAGTGGTGTACTAACTCAAGCAGGCGTTGGCACAACCAACGTTGGCGTTTTTTGGGGATGTAACTTCGACGATTCTACGGGTAAACCCGTTTTCACTAACCAATCTGCTGCTGGCCAAGCTAGTACAGCTTTCGTTTATGATGACCCTTATCAAGTTTTCGAACTACAAGGAATATCTGGAACGAACTCTGCACAAACAGATATCGGAAGAAAAGCTGATATCGCGGTAGGCACAGGTAATACAACAACTGGGATTTCAGGAATGGAACTCAATACAGCGACTTTCGGTACAGGAGCAGACATAAATTGTACTGTTATAGGTTTTTCAGGAAACCCTAACAGAAACGCTCTTGGCGTCGATAATACGTTGTACGAAGTTCTAATTAATGAACATCTTTACAAATAATAGCAGGAGGATTTAAAAAATGGCTATATCAAGACAACAACTAGCAAAAGAGCTAGAGCCAGGTCTAAATGCTTTATTTGGACTTGAGTACAAAAACTACGAAAATCAACACACGGAGATTTTCGACACTGAAAACAGTGACAGAGCTTTTGAAGAAGAAGTAATGTTATCTGGTTTCGAGAACGCCTCTGTTAAATCAGAAGGTGCTGCAGTTGTGTATGACAACGCTCAGGAGACTTTCACTGCAAGGTATCAACATGAAACTATTGCGTTAGCATTTGCTCTAACGGAAGAGAACATTGAAGATAACCTGTATGACAAAATCTCTACGCGTTACACAAAAGCACTGGCTCGTTCTATGGCAAACACTAAGCAAGTTAAAGCTGCAAACGTATTAAACAATGCGTTTGACAACAACTTTGCTGGTGGTGATGGAGTTGCACTATGTTCAGCTGTACATCCAATCATAGCTGGTACGTTTAAAAACGAACCAACTACTGCTGCAGACTTGTCAGAAACATCTTTAGAGCAAGCAATGATCGACATTGCTGCAATGACAGATGAGCGTGGCTTAAAAATTGCTGCTAGAGGAATGAAAATGATCATTCACCCTAACCAGCAGTTCGTAGCAGAAAGACTTATGAAGTCTGGTCAAAGACCTGGTACTGCGGACAACGATGTTAACGCAATGAAATCTATGGGAATGGTTCCTCAAGGTTTCGTAGTGAACAACTTCTTGTCTGATACAGAATCATTCTTTATTAAGACTGACGTTCCTAACGGACTAAAACACATGGTTCGTGCGCCAATTAAAACGGCTATGGAAGGTGACTTCGAAACTGGAAACGTAAGATACAAAGCTAGAGAAAGATACAGCTTCGGTTGGTCTGACCCTAGAGGAATCTACGGAAACCCAGGTGCTTAATCACTAAGATTAAGACTCGTATTAAGGGGCCTTCGGGCCCCTTTTTATTTGCACATTCTTATTTAAAAGCGTATAATCCAACAACTGCGATTTAAATTAGTTAGTACAGACGCTAGCAGTCGAAAACTCTCAATACTGTATTAACGGAAATGGAGAAACATATCATGGCAACTACAACTTTTACAGGGATCGTAAGATCTAACGGTAACGGCAAAAAAACAACTTATGCTGGTTCTATGCAAATGGTAGCTCAGTTCTATGTACCTGCAACTAATGCAGCGGCTGGAACAGACGCTCAAGTATCTGCAACAGACACTAGATTAGTTAAACTACCAAAAGGTGCAATCGTTGATTCACTTAGCTTTGCGGGAGCAGCAGCGGCTGGTGGTAAACTAGACATAGGTTACGTAAACTTAACTGCGGTAGCTTTTGTTGATACTGATGGTTTTGCTGACAACTTAGCAGCAGATGCCGCACAAGGTAATATTCAACCGGGTGCAGCTACTGACGGTGCAGCTCTTGGAGTATTAGAAATGACTCAAGATGTTAAAATCGTCGCTGGTGTTGCAGCGGCTGGTACAGCTGGTACTTTAAGCGGAACTATTTTTTACCATATGGTAGATGATGGTGAGCAATCAAACTCAGGTACTGACGGCTTAACAGCGTAACTTTAAAATAAATTAGGGGCCTTCGGGCCCCTAAGTATAGGAGAAAATATTATGGGCGGAGGATCATTTACATCTGATCAAGTCGTAAAACACGCAGCAGCGACTGGTACTTTATATACCGGACGTTCTAGAGTCACATCTATTACTTGTGCAGGTATTGCTAATAGCACCCTTACACTTAGAGACGGTGGCGGATCAGGAACAGTAATAGCTGTATATAAATTTGGAACAGAAGGACTAAGTGTTTTTGTACCAGGTAGTGGAATTTTATTTAAGACAGATGTTCACGCAACAATTACAGCTAATGCTAATGCAGGGGTTACTGTTACATTAACAACGTAAGGGAGATATAAATGGCGACATCAGGAACTAACGTTTTTGAGAAAACGCTTTATATCGACGAAGTTATCGAAGAAGCTTATGAGCGAATCGGTATGGTCAATGTAAGCGGTTATCAAGCAAAATCAGCAAGACGTTCATTGGACATTATGTTCCAAGAATGGGCTAATAGAGGTTTGCACTATTGGGAGATAGCAAACACTTTAATTAACCTTGTTCAAGGCCAATCAGCTTATGTTTTCTACAGAGCATCAAGTGATGGAACATCTTCTCCAGTATTAAATCCTGATAATTCTACTACACTATATGGTGTAGACGACATATTAGAATCTGCATACAGACGAAACAATGGCACAACAAGTCAAGCTGATTCTGCTTTGACTAAGATATCTCGATCAACTTACAACGGGTTATCTGCTAAACTAAATCAATCAACACCTTCACAGTATTACGTACAAAGATTTACTGACAATGTAACTTTTAATGTTTACCCAACACCAGATGCAACTGCAGCTAATAATTATATTTTTATGTATTATGTAAAACGTATTCAAGACGCTGGCGACTATAGCAACGTAACTGATGTACCTTATCGTTTTGTACCTTGTATGATTGCAGGACTTGCATATTACTTGTCACAAAAATACAAAGTAGAATATATCCAAAACTTAAAACTTATTTACGAAGATGAATTAAATAGAGCTTTAACAGAAGATGGTTCGTCTTCATCAACTTATTTAACACCGCAGGCGTATTACCCAAATGTCTAATTTTGCACGTGGAAAAAAATCTTTAGCTATCTCAGATCGAAGTGGTCTGGCCTTTCCGTACAGAGAAATGATGTACGAATGGAATGGTTCTTTTGTACATAAAAGTGAATGGGAAGCAAAACATCCGCAATTAGTTGTTAGAAGATTAGTTGGTGACTTAGAAGGTCTAAGAGATGCTAGACCTGCTCGTACAGAACCTGTAGTAGCGACTATGTTAAACGTTAATCCTTTTGTTTCTAAAACTGCAGGTGATCAAAATATCTACATACACGAACCAGATCATAACTTAAGTGTTAATGACATTGTTCGTTTTAGAGGTGTATCAGAAGCATTTAATTCACAAGCTCCAAGTACATCTTGGTTGACTGTTTCAGCTTTACAGACAGCTGTTGGTTTTACAGTTACTGCTGTAACAGATACAAACAATTACATAATCAACCCAGCGTTTGATGCAGAAACATTTCTTGCTGCAAATTGTGTACCAGGAACTACTACATTATATATTGATATGGATGGTGTTCTAACAAACTATTATCAAGCTATTGCTGCTTTTAATAATCTAACAACTTGGTTTGCTATGACCGCTGAAATGCAAACGGCAACAATAACAGCACAAGCTGCAAACTTTTTTACCAACTTAACTAAACTAGCAAGAGCAGATTCTTTGATAGCAAAAGCCATTGCTGAGAATGGGTCTTACACAATACTAACTACAGACACTGGCTCAGCATCGTTAAATTTACAAAAAACAAATTGGGTTAACGCTAATTTTTCTGGTGCGTTAGCACCAACTGCTATACTGTTTGCAACTAATTTTAACAAGGCTCCTTATGGCGGAGCTAATAAAATACTAGTTGACGACACACAACTATACGTAGATCAGTTTTCAGGAGCTGGTGGATTAACATATAAATACTGGCAAAGTCCTGGACCTATGTCAGCTGGGGGTGGACTTGTATCAGCAGGTCCTGTAACATTGTCACCATGACCTACGCAGAAATGATTCAAAATATATTATCTTGGACAGAAACAGATAGTGCTATCTGGACTAATACAACTACTAATGACTTATTAGACGAACTAATAAGAATGGTTGAGTTTAGAATATTTAGAGACATAGAAATACCAGCAGACCTTGCTTATGAAACAGCAACGGTAGCGGCACCATCAGCAGCACCGGCAAATCAAGCTAACCCACTAGTAGCCATGCCAGGAGCAAATCTGACAGATTTTTCTAGTATTAGATACGCTCAAATATATACAGAAACTAATAATATTCCTAACGAGCGACATTTTATGACAAGAAAAGATTTATCTTTTCTTATAGAATATTGGCCTAATCGTACGACTCCTGCGGCTACAGGAATCATACCAAAATACTTTGCGGTTTGGGACCAACAAACAATATATATTGCGCCTTCACAAAATCAGGCGTATAAGGTAGAATTGGCTTTGGTTAAAAAGCCAACAAGTTTGGTAGACATGAAATCAACGTCTCCAAACACAACGTGGTTAAGTGTAAATGCTCCACGCGCTTTTTTATTTGCATGTCTTTCCGATGCATTTAAATTCTTAAAAGGCCCTGCAGAAATGTTGCAACTCTATGAACAGTCATATCAATTGGCTTTACAAGGATTGGCAACAGAACAACTAGGTAAGAAAAAACGTGACGAATACAGGGATGGCGAACTAAGGGTACCCGTTCCTTCTAATAACCCTTAAGGAGAAAAATTATGGCAATATCACAAGCAGTATGCAATGTATTTAAACAAGAACTGTTAAAAGGTAATCATGACTTTGACGGTGGCGCTACATACAAAATATCGTTATATACTTCTTCTGCAACTTTAGGCGCGACGACAGCAAACTATGCAGCGACAGCATCAGACAACCAAGTAGCAAATGGAAATGGCTACACAACAGCGGGAAATGCTTTACAAAACCCTGCAGTTGTTGGTGGTTCTTCTAGCTCAACTGCGTACGCTGACTTTGATAATATATCTTGGCCAAATGCAAGCTTCTCGGCTGCAGGTGGTTTGATGTATCGTTCAGACGGTCCTGCTCCTACAAATGATGCAGTAGCAGTATTGAGTTTTGGTGGAACGTTCACAGCGACTAATGGTACTTTTACAATTCAATTCCCAACTGCGGGTGGTGGTTCTGAGATTCTAAGACTGTCGTAAGGAGCAAATCTAAATGGCATTTGTTCTTAATGATCGGGTTAAAGAAACCACAACTACTACAGGCACAGGAGCAATTGCTCTAGGGGGAGCTGTAGCTGGCTTTGAAACGTTTGGCTCAGGAATTGGTAACAGTAACGTTACCTATTATGCTATTTTTCACACAACCTTAGGCGAGTTTGAAGTTGGTGTTGGTACGCTTGATGGATCAAGTGCTAACCTAACACGAACATCTGTATTATCGTCATCCAACAGTGACAACGCTGTTAACTTCTCCGCTGGAACCAAACAAATATTTTGTACACAGCCCGCTGCAAGGGCCGTGTTTATCGACAATTCCGACACCGTATCTTTATCATCAGGCGTTAGTGCTACCGGCAACAATCTTGCCGTAGCGGGGACCGTGGATGGTCGTGACGTAAGTGCTGATGGTACTAAACTAGATACGGTTGAAACAAATGCTGATGTCACCGATGCAACTAATGTAACTTCTGCTGGTGCTTTAATGACCACTGGTGGCACGATGACTGGTGCAATAAATCTTGGTGATAATGTCAAAGCTAACTTTGGAGCGTCTAATGATTTACAAATTTATCATAGTGGTAGTAAGAGTTATG